AGATGGTTTGGTACAGATAAAGCAATGACTTATACGGCTTTTGACCTACATAAAACACTTGTTGATGAGGAAGGTTATGATCCTAAATCAGATGAATATTATACTGAAATTGACAAAAGATTAAGGGTTGAATTTCCTCATAAATTTGATACTAATAATACAAAACAAGGTATTACGACTAAGCCTGTGCAGACAGTAGCGTCGGCGACGCGAAGCACAAAATCTGGTCGCCAGACTATCAGGCTCACCCCTTCTGAAGTTGCTATCGCCAATAAATTAGGAGTGTCATTAGAAGATTATGCAAAACAAAAGAAAATCATGAAGGAGGTTTAAGCATATGGAAAAAGATAAATTAAAGACCCCTCGTGCGAGTGAAACTAGAGAGTCTGAAAACAGACCCAAAACTTTTACTCCACCGTCTGCACTAGATGCACCTGACGCGCCTATGGGTTATAGGCAAAGATGGCTAAGAGCCGAAATACTAGGTTTCGAAGACACAAAAAATATGTCTGGAAAACTTAGAGGAGGATGGGAGTTAGTGAGAGCTGATGAATATCCAGGAAAACATTTTGATTCTTACGCTGAAGGAAAATACGCAGGTGTTATAGGCGGAGGCGGCCTTGTGTTGGCAAGGATACCGGAAGAGCTCGCAAAGTCTCGAGAGGAATACTATCAAAAGTTGACCAAAGATAGAGACGAAGCAATAGCAAACGACCCTCTTAAGGACCAGCACAGTAGTATGCCCATCAACGCTGATAGGCAAAGTCGCGTAACTTTTGGTGGCTCTAAAAATTAATTTTTTAGCGATACCGAGTACGTAATATAAACTTTAAAAGGAGAAAAACATGGCTATATCAAGAGCCCAGTTAACAAAACAACTGGAACCAGGCTTAAATGCCTTATTTGGTTTAGAGTATCAAAGATACGAAAACCAACACGCTGAAATTTTCGAACAAGAATCTTCAGACAGAGCTTTCGAAGAGGAAGTAATGTTATCAGGATTTGCAAACGCTTCAACAAAAGGTGAAGGTTCTGCAATTACTTACGATTCTGCAAACGAAACATTTACAGCAAGATACACGCACGAGACTATTGCTCTAGCGTTCGCAATCACTGAAGAAGCGATTGAGGATAACTTGTATGACAGACTTGCGTCTAGATATACAAAAGCTTTAGCAAGATCTATGGCAAATACTAAACAGGTGAAAGCAGCTAATGTATTAAACAATGCATTTAGTAACTCAGCAGTCGGCGGTGACGGCAAGCCTTTATTGGCTACTGACCACCCAACAATTGCTGGAACTTTCAGCAATACTTTAGCAACTGCAGCTGACTTAAACGAAACTTCATTAGAACAATCATTAATTGATATTAATGCATTGACTGATGAAAGAGGTTTAAAAATTGCAGCTAGAGGAGTAAAAATGATTATTCCTTCTGAGCTACAATTCACAGCGGAGAGATTAATGAAATCTACTCAAAGAGTTGGAACTGCTGATAACGACATCAATGCTATCAACAACATGGGAATGATTCCACAAGGTTACACTGTGAATAATTTCTTAACTGATACAGATGCGTTTTTCATCAAAACGGATGTGCCTAATGGAATGAAATATTTTGTTAGAGCGCCAATTAAAACAGCAATGGAAGGTGACTTCGATACCGGTAATGTTAGATATAAAGCAAGAGAGAGATATTCTTTTGGTTTTTCTGACCCTAGAGGTATGTTTGGTTCACCTGGTCAATAATAAACCATAGGAGGATAAAATTATGGCAATATCTCAAGTTGGTTTTGGACTTAAACCAATAAATAAATTAGGTTCAAATTATAATGCTGCACAGGTAAGTGAGTACAGACAAGTTGGTGCACCAAATTACCAAATGGTGTTTCAAGCACCTGTTAAGGTTCAAAGAACAATGGGAAATCAGATGGTTCCTGTTTATAGTACAGGTGCGCAAATTGATGGATCTTTTGTAGGTGCTCAATACGATGATGCTACTGGTAAACCTGTGTTTACTGATCATTATGATAGAAATGACATCCCGCTTAATCCCAGTTATCAAGCAGGCTTTAATGATAGTTTTACTCAGTTTGTTACTGATGATCCATATCAACTGTATCTTATGAAAATTGATGGAGATCTTACTATTAGTTCTATGAATGGTAACTTTAGAATGAACGCTACAGCTACTGATACTAATCTTGGTATTTCTGCTGATGGTAAAAGAAGTATCATTAAACTTGATAGTAGTACTATAACGTTTAGTTCTGATCGTCCATTACAGTATATAACTTTTGGAACATCTCCGGATGACATTCAAACATCTAAAAATGTAGCTTATAACGTTGAAGATGGTATCTTAGATGCTGGAAGTAATGTTATAGTTAGATTGAATCAAGCTAGATTCTTACAAAATTCTAGTCGAGACGGA